TCAGTAAACAATATCTGTTAGCATTAATCCTTTTGTTAATTTAAAGAGTCTCCTTAAAACGGAGGCTCTTTTTTTATGTCTAAATCATTAAGGTCTACCCAAAAATATTAATAAATGTGTTGAGGTCTGGTCACTTAACCTATTGACAATTTGCCAAATGTATGACTGCGTAATCATGACAAGGTAATAATATTACAAAAATACCTTGCACTTAGTAATATTGTTATTCCATTAAGCTTGAATCAGTGTTAACAATCAATTATGATTGAAGAATTCCAGAATCTTTCTCCTGAAGACTTACTGTATTGCTATAATGAAGCGATCGAGCGTCAAGCAATTGATGATCATATTAACTTTAAATACTACGCACCCTCACCTAAACAACTTGAGTTCCATGCAACAGGTCCAGTAGCTCGTGAACGAATGTTTCGTGCGGCTAACCGAGTGGGCAAAAGCTTTTCGGTTTCAAGAGAAGGAGCAATGCACTTAACGGGAATTTATCCCGATTGGTGGAATGGGCATCGTTACGCTAATCCTATTAACATGTGGGCAGGTGGCGTAGCTGAAAGAGAAATGGCTCAGCTAAAAGAATATTATATAGGTAATTTAGGTAAGCCTGGGGCTATTCATTCAAGTCTTATAGTTAAACAAGATTTAGCTCAGAACTTATATTACATACAGCATGTTTCTGGTGGAATTTCACGTCTTAGAATCAAGACATATAAACAAGGCCATGAAGCTTGGCAAGCCGAAAACGTAGACCTTATACATCTTGATGAAGAACCAACAAACAGTAAAATATATGATGAGTGCATAACGCGTACGGCTTCTGTAACTCCTGATCATTACGGCATGATTATGCTTAGTATGACGCCTCTCCATGGCATGACTAGTCTGATGTTAAAGTATATGGACAGAGCAGTATTCGACGATAACGGTCATGAGATTGACACAGTTCGTGTACGTGCTGGTGAAGTCATTAATGAGCGAGTTTATATAACCGCTAATCATGATGAAGCTCCTCATTTAAGTGAAAAAGAAAAGAAAAGACTATACTCTTCATATGACCCTGTTGTCAGAGAAGCTAGAACGACTGGTATCCCTTCTCTAGGGTCAGGTCTAATATATCCAATTAACGAACGAAGACTCGTTTGTGATCCATTTGAAATCCCTGATTATTGGCCGCGATGCTATGGCATGGACTTTGGCTGGCACAACACTGCGGCTATTTTCGGCGCGCATGACAAAGAAAATGATGTTCTTTACCTTTATGCAGAATATAAGGCTGGTCACTTAACGCCGCATCACCATGCGGCGCATATCCTTAAACTAGGTGCAGATTGGATGCCTGGTGCTTATGACTATGCTGGAGAAAGTGCTAGTGCGATTACTGGGGAAAACGTTGTTGATCTATATCGCAATGAAGGCATTACGAATTGGGTAAGAGCTGACAAGAAAGTTACTGAAGGTATTTATAACGTTTTACAACGTATGGAAACTGACAGAATAAAGATATTCAGTCCTTTAAGAAAAACATTGGCTGAATTAAGACAATATATTCGTGATGACAATGGCAAGGTGGTCAAAGATGAAGACCATATAATGGATGCATTACGCTATCTCGTAATGTCAGCTCTTCCTATCGCTCAAGTAAAATCTTCAATACTTAAAAAATACCAAATACCTATCCAAAGCCACTCTATGGGTCAAGGTAATTGGATGATGAGGTAACAAATGAAATTATCAGAATCTAGAGAAAAAGCATTATCAGACGCCAAGATACAGTTGTCTACTATGGGTGGCAATCCCTTGTATCAGAAATGGCGTACTGCTGCTATTGAAAGCTTCAACTTCTATGACGGTATTGGACAATATAGTCCTGAAGTTATGAAGAGGCTTAGAATACGCAAGCAGGATACTATTGTCGTCAACAAAGTACGAAGCATGGTCAATCAGGCTTCAGGTATGGAAATTAACACACGAGGTAACATAGCGTTTTCGCCCCAATCTAACAGAGAAGAAGCCGAGCAACTAACTAAAGCATTGACTCATTTTGGTTTTGCTATTCAAAAGAATCAGAATTATTCATTCAAAGGATCTTTGAGATGCCGAGATTTGCTTACATGTGGTCTTGGGTGGTCAAGAACTGTTTATCAAAACAATCAATTCTTCTATGATTACATTAACCCTCTGAATGTCATATACGATGCTGACGACTTCAGCCCTCAGTTAGAGAATCAGCGTGGTTTAATCTATATGCACTGGATGTCTCCAAACGATGCTAAAGCTGCTTGGTCTAAATTTGAAAAACAAATAGATAACATATCTAAGAATGATTTTGATAATGCGGGGAACTTCACTTCTGAATATTTTAACCGCAACACTCCTTTCATTAATATGAGTAATGTAGGAAGCAACGGAACAACTCTTCAAATTAACGAATGTTTCAAAAAACAAGCATGTGACTATTATCATGGTCTTGATAAACATGGATATTATTTTGAAACATATGATGAAGAATATGCCGAGAAGATAGCTGAAAAGAAATCTGAAATTATTGAAGAGAAAGGTACGCGGATCATGCGTACAGTATTCTGCAATGATATTCTGTTTGAGTATGGTCCTCTCACTCCAAGCTTACCTAGACAAGACTTCCCTTTAACGCCTGCGGTTTGGTTAAGAAGAACATGTGATGGTGTTCCTGTCGGCTGGATGGAAGATTTTAAAGACCTACAAAGGCTACTTAACTTCACAAAGCTTAAGCAAGTTATGTCTCTCAATTCTGCAAGAGCTCGTATTGATGTAAATGCTATTCAGGGTATGAGCGCAGAAGAAATAATGGAACAGGTTCAAGACCCTTCTGGAATCTTGTTCACTACGGGTCAAGGTCCTGTTGAAATTACGCCTAATATTGATATTTCAGAAGCCATGATTAAAGCTTCTGAGCGTCTTGATTACGAATTGCAACAAGTATCTGGAATGTATAGTGACTCCATGGGAGATACCACCAATGCGCAAAGTGGTGTCGCTATTAAAAGAAGGCAAATTGCCTCTTCAAAGAACTTAGCGTTTGGATTTGATGCTTTTACATACGTTAAAGAGCGTGAAGGTAAGCTTCTTCTTGATCTAATGCAAGGATGTGGACTCGAAAATGTTCTTGTCAATATTGTCTTGGATGATGATGAAAAAGATGACTTCATCATGAATATGGTTCGTGAAAGTGACGGAAAAATACTAAATGATGTTCGTACTATTCCAGCGGATGTGTATGTGGAAATTGTTCCTGACTTCGACTCGTCTACTCAAGAGCGTCAGGAAATTCTTAAAGAGTTATTACAGAATCCAATTGCTCCGACTCTTCTGCAAAACAAACCTCTTCTTAAAGAATATATCGGCGCACGCAATGTCGACAAAATAGCTGAAGCTGCTCAACAAATTCAACAACAGCAGAATGAACAACAGTTAGCTATGAAGGGTGTTTCTTCAGGGGCTCCCCCACAAAGTGTAGATTCAATTAACCCTACACAATTAGGTAATGTTGATGTCTGATCCTAATACACTCCGTATCCTGTCTATTGACGGTGGTGGCATGCGTGGGACGTTTAGTGTTCAGTGGATGCAAGAGTTTGTTAATTTGTGGGGAATCAACCCAAATGAAATATGGAAATACTTTGATGTTGTTTGTGGAACAAGCGCAGGTGGATTGCAAGTTCTAGGTTACGGAGGTGGTTTATCCCCGGCTGACCTTATGGCATTCCTTGAAAGCGCAGGTCCATGGATATTTTCTACCTCCTCAGTTGTTCCAGGTGTTAGAGCAACTTATTTAGATAAGCTAGCTACGATGATACTTGGTGGCTCATTTTATCCTAATACAAATTTTATAAGTGAACTTGATGGATTGTTTGGCAATCTGAACATGCAAAACCTTAACGTAAACTCACTTATCACCTCATACAATGACAATACTGATACTCCTGTTCTTTTCTCTAATAGAACTTTTCCTCAGTCTTCAGGGGCGAATGAATTAATGAAGAATGTTGGTCTAGCCACTTCTTCTGCTCCATTGTATTTTCCTCCTGCAAACTGGGCGGGTATAAACTTTCGTGATGGTGCTTGTATAAAAAACAACCCTGCGCTGTTGGGATATATGCTTGGCAACGTTGTTAAGCCTAATGCTAATCGCACATGTATATTAACCATTGGTTCTGGTCTTGGGGACATAGGGTTTGATCAACCTTCTGAAACCCCTCCCCCTCCTGACGAAAGCAATATGGCATATGTGTTCAGGCTTTTATCTGTTCTTATTACAGGTCCTCAAGAAACAGATGCTGTGCTTTTAGAGAATCTTGATCAATACACTCTACAGAATATATACACCTACAGGGCTAACGCTCAACTAGACCCTGACCTTGATACCGAATTAGACAACACAACACCTGAATTTATTGCTTACATGAAAAACCTTGCAACGACTACATTTAACAATGATCTGGTTAAGATATCGGATTTTCTAGCTCATTTGACGTTATAGCCATGAAGTATATGCCAGGATTCACAGATTTCTTTATGTCGCCAGTTACAGGGCGCATTAAGATTTCTGCATTTCCTGATTTAACTCAGAATTATGTTTGGATTGGAGATCGCAATGATCGTCCTATCCCCAGTCCTATTATTCTAGACTTACGTTTAGAGATTATTGATCTGCGTAATCGATTGTCCAAGACTCGCTTTATATTACAAGCCGCATCTCCTAATTTTGATAGCTCTCAAGCTCTGAATGAGCTGATACCAGGCATATTGAAACACGATGAAGGCATTGTTTCTATTGCAATTCCTTGGGTTGATTATGTTCCGCCTATTCTCCCTGAGAAAAACATTTGGATTGGTAATTCTGATGATGTCCCTGAGCCATACCCAAGAATATTTTTAGAAAATCTTCCGTCAATGTTAAGCATTGATCCCACAAAACTATTAGGAGCGTATAACTTATATAGGGGAAGCCCTAACCCATTGTATCTTGGTGAGCCTGAAATTGTTAAGACCCTTCATATAACAAACATGGCTGACTTATCAGAAGGTTATTTGTGGATAGGAACAGACTCATCTAATCCTTTGAACTTTGGCTCCAATCGTCCTGTTGAAATTAAAATACTTCCTTTAGACAATATGGCCAATCTTCCTCATGATAAAATATGGCGTGGTGATATTAGTGATCGTCCTGTTCCGTCAGATGCCCTCACTGAACTCGAAAATGAAGTAGAACAAGTCAAGGAAGATATTGATGAAATAAATACTGAACTTGGTGATATTAATAATGATATAGATAATATTAATGATCAAATAACAGAAATCAATACTGAACTCGGAGATATAACTACAGAACTTGGAGATTTACTTTCGGAAATATCTTCAATACTCGAATCCATAGCAACTATTACTTCAAATATATCAAGTATATTGGATGCAATTGCTACATTGACCGCTCAAATGACTGGCGTATTAGAAGCTATAGCTACTATCAACACGCAGATTACAGGTATCCTCGAAGCCATAACTTCAATTAATACGCAGATATCAACTCTCTTTGAGGCTATAACTCAAATCAACGTTGACTTAGGCGGGATAAATCTTCGTTTAGATGGTATTGACGTATCTCTGGGCGGTTTGCAGGCTCAAATAGATACAAATGTGGCCTCTGGACTAGATCATTTAGCAGACCTTCAATTGCAAATTGATACCGGCATTGCGTCAGGTATGGATCATCTAGCGGTTATCAACGGTCAGATAGCAGATATCAATGATCAGATAACCGACCTGACAAATGATATTGATACTATAAACACCACAATCACAGATATTCAGAACGATATCACAACTATCAATAGCCAAATTTCAACAATTAATAGCCAGATTACCACTATTAACACAGCGATATCAGATATCGAAGGTGACATAACAGATATTCAAAATGATATCAGCACTATTAATACAACAATCACAGATATTCAAGGTGACATTACTACGATACAGGGAGATATCACCACAATACAAGGTGACATTAGTACAATAAACTCTCAGATCACTACAATACAAGGTGATATCACGAACATAACTGACGTATTAATACCAGCTGTCTATACTTATGTAGACAATGCAATTACTAACATCACTAACAATTTTATTGCTGGTGGCGTTATTGATATGAACGATAACAGAATTACTAACCTGCCATGCGATCCAGTGGAAACTAACGATGCCGTTAGCTTTTGCTTCTTGTGGCACATTTTACACGACGAGGTAACTATAACATGGTCATGAGTAATATAACAGTTGAAGCAATCGATCCCGATTGCAAAGTTTTAGGAGCAGATCAAAAGTTTATATATGGGGATACGGACGCCATAGTTAAGCTAAGAGCTTTCAGCGAGTTTGTCCCTACTGTCTTAAACGATTCAGTAATTGATGAGGAGTCAAGAAACGTAAACTTATCTGGTTTCCGTTGGAAGCATACCACCAAAACTACCGATAGTAGCAATTACGGACGGTTAAAGCTTCAGTCCTTCATTAATGATGATGCGGGATCTGACATCCTTGAATATGATCAAACATCCCTTAAGCTATCTGTTCCTCTCGTTTCTACGCAGACTACATACGGAAGACGCCCTGGTGGCTCTTTTTTTATGAATGGCAATACGACAGATACGGCTGGTTTATCTGCTGATGCGCCTACAAAAGTTCTGGGAAGCACTACTTCAGCATCTTTAGTAGACGTTGGTATGTTTGCCAGCAACAGGTTAACTTATGTTCCTTCCATTTCCGGTGTTTCTCAAACATTTTTGATTTCGGCTAATATTACTTTCCAAAATATGGACACAAGCGCGGGACTTGCTTCTTTCTATATCTATAAGAATGGAACTACACCACTTGGTGTTAAGTCTGCTGTCACTATGACAGCATCAAGCACAAATAGTATGTTTGTGAATGTTCAGGTTCGAGAAACTTTAGCTCCAAATAATTATGTCGAAATATGGTGCTCAAGCTCTGTAGCGTCTACAGCAGGAATGAGAGTCACATACAGCTACCTAACAATGAATGCGGCTTAAGTATTTATCATGGCAGACACTATCACTAGATTCACAGCAGGAGCGATTGTTCCTGCATTAGAAGTATGGGGTGGTTATCAACGATTTGAATTTGATGATCATTTTGTAAAGTTACAAGCATATAACAAATTTGTTCCATTTGGCGGTAACTCCTCGGTTACATCCATAGAATCCATCAATAATAATCTTGCGGGGTTCAGGTTTAGGCATGTTACTGATCCCACATCTCCTAACAATTATGGCACATTCTCTCTGAACTTTTTTAATAATGCAGCAGATACAACTGGAAAAAATATATTTATATACGAGTTGGGAGACTTCCATTTTGCGGAAGCTGTTTCTATGCTGCAAAACCTCACAATGATGGGTAACAGAATTATAAATGTTGCTGCGGGGATAGCTGGAACAGACGCAGTTAACGTAGATCAAATGAATGCAGCAGTTGCCATAGGAGGTTCGGTTACATTAACAGGAGATGTAACGGGTTCAGGAACGGCCGGAACGCCTTTTGCCACAACGCTTACTTTAAGGCTAAACGAAATACTAGTTCCTAACGGTGATGTTTCTTTGAATAGCAAAAAGATTAACAGTTTAGCCAATGGGACGCTCAGTTCTGATGGTGTGAATTTAGGCCAAATGAACTCAGCTATTTCGTCTGCGGTTTCAGCTGGAACCATTACATTAACAGGTAACGTTACAGGTTCTGGAACAGTTGGAAGCTCATTCGCAACCACGCTTACTTTAAGGCTAAATCAAATATTAACCCCTAACGCTGCTGTTAACATGAGCTCCCAAAATTTAGTGAGCGTTGGCAATATAGGTGTTGGGGTTGCTTCTCCTACACTCGGCATACAATTTCCAAATACGGTAGATGATTGTAAATTATGCCTGTATCAAAATTCAGCAAACAGCTTTCAAGTTTACGGTTTTGGTGTAACGCCTGCTACTCTAAAATATAGCGTTGGAAACTCTGTGGCTTCACACGTTTTTTATTGTGGAGCATCGAGCACTACTTCCACTGAATTGTTCAGAATAACAGGAACAGGGAATGTTGGTATTGGTGGCGTCACATCACCCAATGTGTCCCTTCAATTCACGGACGTTATTGACACATGTAAGATATCTTTATACCAGACTGCTGCTAATAAATTCCAAGTTTTCGGTTTTGGAATAACTAGCGGAACTTTGAGGTATTCTGTTGCGTCAGCTTCTAATGCCCATGTGTTCTATGCAGGCACGTCAAGCACAACCTCTGCTGAGATGTTTAGAATTGAATCGAATTACGCAACTGTTGATGAGGGCGTCGGGACTATTTATGGTCGCAGACCTTCCGCTCATATAAGTATGTATGCAGGCAATACGAATACAACCTCAGTTGGTTTGTGGGTTAAGTTAAACTGCTCTACTACGGCTACTGCGGGAGCAGTTCAATGCTCTACTTCAGCAAATCGCATAACATTTACCGGATCTGATTTGGGAACCGCTTGTGTGGGTATGGTGTCAGGAAGTGCAACTCTTTCATTTTCAGTGGATGCTAGTTCTCTTATCGGAATATACAAGAATGGCACCACACTATTAAATTCTGCTGTTACATCACTTGGCATCGTTACTAGTGGGAGAGGTTATACGATAACGATTCCCAACATAATGGTTTCTCTTTCGCCGGGGGATTACGTTGAAATTTGGGCTCTTACAAATGCGTCTGGAACGATTACGACTCAACACATGAACTTAGCTTGGCATGCCGTTTAAAAGCAATATTATTACCTTTTATTCGTTGACATTTGTAATATAATTATCATATAGTCGAATTGTTGATAATTATATTACAAGGAGCTATTTGTGTCTGATACCGTTACGACCCCTCAAATGAAAGATGATGTCCAATCTCTCAGCGTTTTCTTCCAAGTTATTTTCCAATCTGCTTCTCAATTGTCTGGTATGCCAGATCCTTTAGCACCTGAATATATCGCGTTGAAGAATTTGATGAAGCATAACTGGGCTGAATTTGAAGCTATTTTCAAAAGGTTAGAATCTGACATTGGCTAGTCCATATCAGTTTCCATGGGTTAATTTCTGCGCTCCTATGCGTGAAAGTATGGACAGTTCGGAGACTTTGTTTTACACAGCTCCCGCTGTCACCTTTTTTGATAGCATTATTATCACGAACCTAACAAATAGAGAAATATTCATTGATTTTCGATTGTTGGGTGAAAGAATACGGCCAGAAGGAAACGATCCTGTCGTTGAAAAGCCATGGGTAGCTTATAAGCGTTTAGTTCCTCCTTATAGCACTATTGAGCTTATGCCTTCAGCTCACTCTGCTCTCATTTTAGAAGCTGGAGATTTCGCATATTTAAACTCCGATTCTTCCGGCAACAAATTTAGCTATATAATAGCAGCCCGTCAATTTTTAGAAACAAGTATTTAGAGGTAAACAATGTCAGATACATTTGATCTTAAAGAGATTTTCAACAAAAGACCTGCTCCTGTTCTTGCTGATCCAAAAGAGTCAAAAGCGGAAGCTCCTGTAAAGGAAAAGGAAGAAGTTATCAAGAAGACAAAGAAAGAGCCTGTTGAAGAGGATGAGGAAGAAGAAGATGAAGAAGATTCTCCTAAAAAACAGGTTGATGAAAGCAAGTCAGAAAAAGTCGGACAAAAGCTTGACAGAAATCGGGATGATGATGAAGACGACAACCCTAAAGAAAAAGTCCCTGATTATAAAGTAGAGAATGAAAGACTTCAAAGAACACTTAGGGATACTCAAAAGTCGTTCCACGAAGATCGAAAGAAGCTATCCGCTTATAAAAAAACAGTCAACAAGTTCATCGATGATGGCGTTCTTACTGAAGATGAGGCGCAAGTTTTGCTTGATCATACGCAATTCGAAGGTGAAGTTGTCAATGAATCTAAGACACTCATAGCCCGTTATTCTGAAGTTTGGGACAAAGAAATTGGCAATATTAAGAAATACAACAAGAAAGATGTTCCTCATATTGAACAATGTATCCGAGCTTTCCAACATATGTATGATACTTCCACCGCAAGTGAGCGGGAAGATATCCTAGATGACTTGTCTAATTATGAAGATGACGAAATTGAGTTTACCAACAGGATGCTCGCACTCGGCAGTGAATACAACGATGATGTATACTCCGATCTTAAAGATGCTGGCGGCATCCGTAATGTAAAAGCTAAATATCAAGATAAAATTGATGATCTACAAAAAGAGCTTGACAAGATTACAGAGAAGTATAATAAATTAAAGAAGAAGCATTCTGACTATGATGCCGAACCTGCTAACTTAAGAATTTCTTCATGTGCAGCTTATGTCGGTGATACGAAGAATGATTCGTTAGACTTTGGAAAAATGTTTAAAGACAAGTTCCATCGTCGTTAAGGGTTTTTAGATTTCTTACCTTTGTTATTGAATTGGGCATTCCCGGTCGGCAAAGTCGCTTTCTAAAGCCAGTCTGAGCTTACTAGACGCGAAATTCTAGAATGAGACGACACTAGTCTTACCTCACTCTATCGAACGTACCTTACCTCAGTATGTAAAGAAAAAAATGGTTATCCACATATGGTTTGTGGATTTGTTATTTAATTTTTACGTATAGAGGTTTTCTATGGCTTATATTCCAGCACTACCAAACGGATTTTCTACATCCGAAATTCCAGTACACATCAGTCAGGAGTTCTTTAAAGAAACTCTACTTGAAACTAACATGTCCCCATTTATGGGAGCAGACGAACAATCTATCGTTCAATTACGACGGAAACCTAATGGCTCCGGTCCTACAGAGACTTTTAACCTAATCCGTGAACTTGATTACAAAAATGTAATTAAGGGATTTGACCAAATTTCAGGTAAGGGGCAAAACTTAAAGTTCTATTCCGATACTCTTACTGTCGAGTTCCAGGCTCAAGAACCAGCTAAATTATCTGGCGTTCAAGTTGTTGATATGCAGACCCCTTTGCCTATTTTTGAGCAATTACGACCACAGCTATCTACATCTAGCAAACGGAACCTGACTTATTCCATTTTAAAAGCAGCTACTTTTGATAACTATCCAGACTTAACGCAAGGTCCTGTTGCCGAACGTGTCTTGTATGGTTCTGGCAATGCTTATAATGTAAGCATTACTGGCGCGGTCACTGCAATGAACGGAACTGCTTGGGATGAGAGTGGCGCGTCTGTAGATGGTATCAAAAAGATGCGAAACATAGCAGTTACGGGCGGTCTCCAGTATCAAGCTGAAAAACGTATTAGCCCTTATATGCTCCATACAAAGAACAATACGCCTTCTCCTTTCTACTGTTATTTCATGGACACCGAATCCCTTGCAGGGCTTCAGGCTGACCCCAAGTGGAATGCTCAATACCAACGTGGCGTTATTGAAATGGCTAACCAGCCGTCTCTTTTCAATGGTGCTTATTTCCAAGGTCAAATTGGCAACATCATGATCTACGAAATGCCTGAGCTTGGTGATTTCCGCGTTACCGCTGGTGGAAGAACTGCGGCATGGAACCTATTTTGTGGCGCGCAAGCTATCGGTTGCGTATGGCACAAAGACCCATGGTTCGGCGAAGAGTGGAGCAACATGCGCACTGTCGTTGAAATGGCCGTTATGGAAATGAGAGGCATCAAAGCTCTTAAATTCCCATCATACAAAGCTAACAACCAAGCCGTTGTTATTGAAAACGGTATGATCCACAATCTCGTACAAATCGGCTAAAGAAAGGAATTTTATATTATGGTCGCTGTTATTAGACACGCTGAAATTGTAAACACAACCGGAGCTGTTGTTGCTCCTGGTGGAGCAATTGTAGAAATTGGTCAAGACAATTCTCTTCAATCTGTTACTCGCACCTTGGCAGCAATAGATGTCGGGAGCACTGCTGGGAAAATCCAACATGCCAATGGAATGATTTTTGCTGAATTCAGAGGGGCTACGATTAAATCGGTTAGCTTTGATGTTCAGAGAGACGCCGCTGGTGATGGAACTGGTTTCTTCTACAATTTTTATTACCTTACTGATCAGAGAGCATACGTTGGGTATAAAATTGTTACGTCCAATGGAATAAGCACACTTTTCGTAAGAGATGGTGGTGCAGGCAATGGTCTTCTTGTCGCTACCGATAAGATCGTTGCAAAAATCGAACTCGGCAATACTTAAAAGATTGGGGGTATGTGAAAGCATATCCCCTTTTTTAAATGTTAATATTAAAGGTTAGTATCAATGGATGTTACTGAAATTCTCAAGATTTTAGCCACATTAAGCATAGGCTTAGATGATATTGACGTAACTAATGAAAATGATAGCGATGTAATTGTATTCTTGAGATATATCAATCTTGTTTATATTCAATTATTAAATGCTACCGCTTCTGAAAATCCTTTAATCGTTAAATTGCATGAAAAATTAGACTGTACTGATGGCGTTCTTGCTCCTACATCTAAACCAATATTCTTTCCTAAAGTTATTTATGACATTTCATCTAACACGCCTTTAATGGGTACTTTAGAAGGTGATGTTCTACAAAAAGACCCTTCATTAACGCAAACAGGTTCGCCTTTCCAATGGTACTATTCCAATGGCGATATCAACGTTTACCCTTTGGCTACGAGTTTAGTTGTGAATGGTGGCGGATTTGGTATTAGGTATATTGCCCAGCCTTCTTTGTTAAAACTCACCTCTTTAAGTTCGGATATATTAATCCCGCCTATGTATCAGCAAATATTAGCGGATGGTGCAAGTTATTATGTTTTCCAATCTGAAACTGGTTTTAAAGACCAAGGTAAGATGATGTCAGCTCAAGCTAAGTGGGAAGACGGAAAAAGACAGCTGTTCTCTTATATGAAAAACATAAGCGGCAAAAAAATACTCTCAACGTATAGTCCCGTCTGATGATATACGAAGCTGGATATACTGTTGTTGAATTGCACCCGGCCACCAAGGGAATGAACCTTAACACGGCTCCTGAGCTGCTTAAGCAAGAGTATTCAACTTATATTGAAAACATTATGCCCGACTCTCTTGGTGAGGGTAAGGTACGACATGGAACAGCTTCATTCGCTGATGTTGTTGGTGAGTCAGTAGTTGACAAAGTTATTAAAGCTTTCCCTTTTACGGCTAACGATGGTAGCAAGCAGCAAATCCTTTATTATAACGGATTAAAGAATTTTGCTGAGTTTACAAACTTAAGAATTATTTCATCTAATACTATTTTGGTTACAAGCCCCAATGTTGGTTTGTTTAAGCCAGATACGTTTTTGAGGGTGCAGTATAACTATGGTGAAGAAGCTGATGCTATCTATTTGATAACAAACATTGTTCCTGTCGCAGGTCATGCTAACTCAGTCTACGTAGAGGTTGAGGATAATAGTTTCCCTGACAATCTTGTTGATTTCTATTTGCAAGCTGTTAATCCAAACCCGCAACGTATTAGTAGCACTTCATTTAGCATAACAGTTCCTGCTGATTTCATTGCAGAAGCATACTATTTTGAGGGACAGAAATTAAAACTATCCATTGATGGTTTTCCAACCAATCTTGTTATTGCAGTTGGCGGAGTTGATGACACGGTTGAAGGTGAAATAACCTTTATAACAACCCTTCCTAATGTCCCTGCTTTTACTAATGCTAACGAACGACTTTTAAGTTATGAATCCCTAACCCCTTCTGTGTCTGTTATTTATAATTCCTATGGCTACATCAAAGTCTTGGATATGAAGACAAAGACCCTTCTTGGAGGTGCTGATCAGACTATTGAAAATTTGTCAGTAGCTTGCGTTCCACGTTCTGAATGCTTTGCGAAGCGTTTGTGGATATTCAACGGCGTTGACGATGTAATGATATGGGATGGTGCGGTTTTAAAGGTATATGAAGAGCCTGTAAAAGAAAGAGCAGCTTCTTTTAGTCGAATAGATAATAGGAACTTCTCATTTGTAACAGATTCCACTTTTGATATTACTAAATATCAGGACAAAAATATTGACTTGCAGGTTTTTCGTCAAAACAGAACAAGTGAGGCGGCTACATATCTTGTAACAGCCGTTGCCTTCGCTGAAGATACTTCAATTGCAACAATTACTGTTTCTGTCGATCTCTTTGATTTTGCACAGCAAGACTCTGTTTCTGTGTTTTACTTCGATAAACTCCCTAAGTTCAGCTTCATGAAAGGTGCGCATGATAGGCTTTGGTGCCTGGGTGAAGGTGCTGTAGGGTTAGAATATCGAAAACCTATAAACAACACCAATGTTGCTATGAGGTTTTATTATTCATATAACGCTTTCAGCGACGAGGCTGGTTTCGGTTTCTTCAATGAAAAAACAAAATCCGTTCCTAGTGAAGATATCTCTGCTAAGCATGGTGTTGCAGATAATTTAGAAGCTATTGTTCAGCTATCGGGCAATCTCGTCTTTATGGGTAGGCAGAACTCACAAGTATGGAAAGGTGTTGACCCTCGTGCTGAAGGTTCACCAAACTACTTTTCGTGGTCGGTAACTCTACCAATAGGTATCTATCATGGCGATTTAATAGTTGAGTTAGCCAATGATGCTCAATTCTTATCTCAAAACGGCTTTGCTTCTTTTGGCACGTTAAATATAGCCAAGCAATTTGCTGCTTCGAATACGCCAAATATGGACAAGATAGCTACAGAGTTTATGTCAATAATTGATAATAACTATCAATATCGTGCATGTGCTTCCTTTAAATATAGCGGTGGATCATTCTGTGGTTTCAAAATTGGCACGAATGATGTGATTGTCTCTAGATTCCATACTTCCTTTTTCTGGTGGGGTCTATTCTCCGGTGACTTTACTTCCTCATCTTGCTTCCTCTCTTTCCAAGAAGATTCCTTATACCTGTATATCGGTAATAAAATATATTTCTATGCCGACGGTTTCAGCAATTCAACCGTTATGTATGGTGATAGAGATGAAACCAGATATATCAATTTCTCTGAAACAAAATATGTAAATAATATTAAAAGACGTTACGCAAACAAACGATATGAAGTTGAGTGTGACTATTCTTCAAGTATTATTGTTAATCCTGAAAACAATATAAACATATATATATCAGGCAACTTAAGAAATACTTTTGTTCTGCAAGATGTATATAAACTTCCTATGCGAGGCGACTTGTTGGGTACTATTACTCTGGTCGATGGAAGTAAATCAGGATCCTTAGATTACCCAAATCCTGCCGCTCTAGGTTTGAGGTTGGACATCCCATCTCATACTAAAAAAGGAAGACTTCAATTCGTCAGTAATAACTTTTTAGTTACAATCGCAGGTCAAATTAAGAATGGACCATTTGTATTAAATAAAATCCGATTATTCGGTATTGTAGAAAGATAAACTTAGATGGCAGAAAATTATCACAGGCCAGGTACCGATTATGTCCCAGAGTCTCGACCAAATGACAACCAGTTCAAGATATATACTCGGAATCTCAAAAGACCAGTTCCCGATCAGATTTATGACATAAACTTTGGGTATACGATTGACCGTTTGAATGACTTAGATATTCGAATTGGTAATGCGCAAATCCAAGCTCTTCCAGGTATTGACGATGCTTTAAATGTTGGTAAGCTTCTTACTCTTAGCCAACTTAACACTATATCTTGGGTGAATGTAACGAGCGATAACATTCTTGATGAATCTATTTTAGGTTTAAAGTTAGTCCCACAAACTATCACGCAAAGGGAATTAGCTGACGGTGGAATCCCTACTTCAAAAATAGCGCAACAGGCAATAACTACTGGATTGTTGGCTGATGAGTGTGTGACTACCGATCAGTTAGGCGAAGGAGCGGTCACTACAGATAAGATCGGCGCGTCTGCGGTTACTTCTGATGAAATTGCCGATGGCGCTATTAGAACAGCAGAGCTAGCAAATGGTGCCGTTACTTTAGCTAAATTAAACGCAGACGTTATGGATTTTATGAATGCTCTAGTCCCTATTGGCACGATAATTGAACTGCCTATTACGATTGCTGTTCCATCTATTTACAAAGAAGCTAACGGGCAATTGCTTAGCCGTATTACGTATGCCTCTTTGTTTGCTGCTTATGGCACAACTTATGGAGCAGGTGATGGCGCAACAACATTTGCTCTGCCAGATAAGCGGGGCAGATCATCAGTGGGTATCGGATCAGATAATAGCACAGCCGGACGGATTACAGTCGCAACAGCTCCTTCTATTGTTCTTGGTGGTGCCTTTGGGTATGAGACACATACCCTAACTACGCCTCAAATCCCCGCCCATACCCATGGATTGGCATGGAGCTTCAATAATTTAGATGGCAAATTGGATGTAAATTTTACATCAATTAACAATGTAGATAATGGCGTGGAAACTGCATCGACCGGTGGTGGATTGCCACACAACAACGTTCAGCCTTCAATATTCACTAAATATTATGTAAGGGCTTTGTAATGATTCAATTCACAGAAATATCTAAAGACGAAATCTACAGCACACATAATGAATATTATAACGATAATGCGCGTTATTTTAAAATCAGCAAGCCAAATAAACCTTTGTGTATTTATGGAATTTTTGAACATAGCAAGGATATAGTCGAAGCTTTCTGGGTGCATACTTCTTTCAATAGAGATGTTGTAAGCAAGACATTCTTTAACAAGTTGTTTTCACATGTTTTTTCATTAGGATATAAGGTGGTTTTCACCTGGAGCAGATGCCCGAAGTTAATAAATATTTTTGGTAAATACGCAGATTTTGGAATTGTAAAAGTGCCATGTCCTGCTTGGGATAAGGACGAAACAAAAACTTGGTTTATGAAGAGGATATAAAATATGTGTTGGGGAGATGACGCACCTGAGATGCAAGCCATACCAAATCCACCTTCTGAGAAGGAGATGATGGATTTTTTCAACTATGTCACAGGAACTCAGACGGTTACTGTAACGGGAGCTGATGGTAAGAGACAACGTTTAACTACAAAATTGCCGGCAACACCGGAGGAACAAAGAGCCATTGATGTCGGGCAAGATTTAGTTATTACTTCTCTTGAGGATTTGCAGAAGCTTTATAAATATGATCCTAGGTCAGTTGTTAGCTTTGCACCATTAGTCCAGGCAGCTAGTAACTTAAATCAAGAAACATTGCAAGACTTAGGCCAGTTTGCAAATCTGGGTGATATTGAGCAGAGGAAGCAACAGTTCAGAGAAATGAACCGAACGCTAGTTGACGAACAATTCGCTAGGGAGAGGATGTCTAATGAAGAGCGTCTAGCACATTCTGGAAGAGGTTCAGGAACTTATGCAGCTGAATCGAGAGCAGCCATGGCAAGATCGCAAGGATTAGCTCGTGCTGAAGGAGATGCCCGTGCTGTTATGGGGGCTGAAGAATATGCCGCTAAACGTCTCGGTACAGATGCTCAAGCATTTGGATTAAGGCAAGGTGGAAGAGAAAACACTTTGGGTGTTGTCAAAGCTGAATACGGTTTGAATAAAGCTGACGAACAAGATCAGAACCAACGTCGACTAGAAGCTATTCAAGAACGAGGCAACCAATTCAAAGTTGGTTCTCATGTTCGTAAATATAACGATTGGTTGGCTTTGCAAGGCAATACCCAGCAAGATGCACTTAATACATATCAAGCTGAAAATAATGTGCAAAATCAAAGATATGGCATGCAAGTTAATGCTATTCAGGCTAATAATAAAGCTAAGATGGATGAGTACAATAATAGGGCCCCTTCTTTTGGTGAATGGGCTATGGGTACGGCTGGTAAAATAGGTAGTTCAATGTTTACAGCTTCTCCCGAATCAATGGCGGGACGTGCTGGTAAGAAAATATCGGGGGCATTTGGATTCTAATGGCTAATAATGATAACAAACACAGTGCTTTAATGGGTCTTGAAACTTCTATAAAGAATTCAGGTGACCTTGAAAACAATAGATATAAAAACGAAGCTGCCTTACGCAGTCCACATGAGGATGATGCTGATTTATTTGATGACATAGGCAATAGCGTTAGTGCTCCTGGACAACGCCCTAGGGGTCTTGGTGCTAACTTAGCTGCTGGTATCTCTAAAGGGTTAGCTTATGGTTCTCGTACTCAGGCTACTGCTGAGAAAAAAGGAAAATACGATAAACATGCCAATGTTGTAAATTATCTACAGAAAGCTCAAGGAGAAGCCCTTAAGCAGAACCAATGGTACGAACAAGAAGAGCGGCGCATGGAAACGGTCAGACCATTTGCTGTGGGTGGCTTAGAAGTTGCTTACAGTGGTATGGATTACGCAACTGGCAACGAACGTATGCGTAACATCATTGAGCAGGCTAAAATTGCTGATCCTCGCATAAAGGGTGATTACATAGGATATGTTCCTAATTCACCTATTGTAAATTTGCGTACTCAAGATGGTGAGATTATTGCTTATAGCTTGAGTAACCTTGTTGGTGAAGAAACCGTTAAGAGGGTTCAACACAACTACATTGAGGAACAGAAGCTAGCGGACAATAGAGCGGAAGCTCCCTTGAAATACGGAACTATGCAAGACAAGCTAGCACAAACTAAAAGAAGAAATGACTTTATGGGATTAAAGAATGACATGAAGTTAGTCGAAACATTTGGTAAAAAAATTGATGCTTCCAAAGATTTCTTGACTATTGTTCCTCATATGAAAGACATTCTCAAAAATCATTCCGATATATTCCAGTCTGCTGGACAGGTTGTCTGGCAAAATGACAAAGAGCCGGGGTATATGGATAATTTCCTAAAGAATGTTCATTCTAAAATGGCGTCAGATAAAGCCGATGCTATATCTAAAATGGTCAAATACGTCAATAAGATGACCCTTGATGTAGCTAATGGATTTGCTAGGCCAAATATGTTTATTGAAAAAATTGGTGGGAAAGCAGTCCCCAACCTTAATATGACGGCTAAAGGATTCTCAGAAATTCTTGATGAGATGGAATTAGAATATAAAGAATCTATGATGAATAATCTTGAGAGAATGGAACGTCTTGAAAGCGATGTTGGAACAGGTATTACAGACCAATATAAGGATACTACAAATAAGGTGAGAGGTGGGCAAGCTTCTGCTCCTTCTAATCCTCAACCTCAAGATGAATGGTCTAACATTTGGAAGCCCGTATCATGACACCATCATCTAGACTAACAATCTATAGAGTAAGACGCCCTGACACAGGTCAAATCGGTGAAGTCGAAGACCACAATCTAGATCAAGCTATTGCTATGGGTGGTGAAGTCATTGATGATTTACTCCAAAATGAACCTGTAAATCAAAGCGCAAATATTAACCCACAGCCAGTTGAGGAACCTCAAGGTATTCAGACTCAAGAAACTGTAACCCAGAGCCAACCAGCTATTAGCCCTGAAGTGACTCAACAACCAGAGAAGATGTATAAGGTTAAACGTCCTGATACTGGGGAGATTGGCGAAGTTTCTGAGTCTAATCTTGAAAAAGCAAAGCAAATGGGTGGTGAAGTAGTCGATGGAGAAGAATTAGGATATGGAGATCGTGCTTTACAGTTTGCTCAAGGTGTTGCTAACATTCCTGCCTTTGGTGCTGATCTTGTTAATAATTATGTGGCTGCGCCGGCCTTAAACGTTGCCGGAGGCGTAACGGAACTTGCTGCCAAAGGTGCTGGTCTTGTGTCGTCTGGTGCTGAAGATACTTTGAATAAAGCGGCAGAAGGCATATACGGTGCTCGTGACTTTTATAAAGAATCAAATCTTACTGGTGATGTAGCTAATGCAGCAAATGAACTAGCTGGTAAAGACATTGCTCCCAAAGACACAACTGGCAAAATATTAAACGCAGCAGGTGAATTTTCAGTCCCGTTAGGTAATGTTGCTAAGGGAGCCAAAACTGGGTGGGAAGTATTAAAAGCTGCTGGTAAGCATGTTGGCGTTGCCTTTTCTGGAGCCGCTGCTCTTGAAGGAACAAAAGGTAGCAGGTTGACCGAAGAAGGTACTACTGGAAGAGTAGTTGAAGATTTTCTTGCTACGCTTAGTGGTATGGCTCTAGGCGACAAAGGAATGTCTCTTGCAAAGAAGAAGATATTAGATAACTCAGAAAAAATTATGAGCAATGTTTTAAACAGAGCTGGAAAAGGTGTTCCAAAAGTTCCTTCTTCTGATGATGTCAATATTTTGCAAAAAGGAGCCGCTAAAGTTTTATCTTTGGGGGCCGATGTTAAGCCTGATGTTATTGCTGCCGCTAGGTCTGAAGGTGTTGATTTGCCTTTCCAAATTGCCTTAGATGGGATGTGGCCAAGATTTTTAGGTAACACTTTCTTAAAATCAATATTTGTCACCAAAAATTACAATAACGTTGTTAAGAATGCCGATAGAAATATGATCGACGCTGTTAAGCATAAGATTAGCGAAATTAACCCTATGCAACTTGATGGAGAACTCTCCTCCATACAAGCTAAAGAGTTTTTAAAGAAGGAAAAGGATTCCCTTTCTAAAAAGGCTGCAAAACTATATGAACATTCAGATAGCTTCTTAAAAGAAACTGATGCTGTGAAACCAATTAATGCTTTCAAAGAGGCTGAGGCCATTTTACCTAAGGTTTCTGCGGCTTCACCTTCGGATCAAATGCAGTTTGTTTCTAAAAATATTTCAAGGATCGGCAAGGATTGGGGTTGGTTGCCAGACCTAAGCAAGTACGAGGATTCCCCTGAGTTAATTAAGAAAATTAAAGAATCTTGGGGTAAGGGTGATAAAATAAAAGAAATAACTGCTAGCCAACTAGCAGTTGAAATTAGTGCTCTCAAACAGAGCATGCGGAACAAGGGTGCTATTCATGGAGTTGAAACGCTCTTGAACAGGTTTATTGATGCACTTGAAACCGACATTAGCTCGGTATCGAACAAACAGTTTGTTGACTCAAGGAAAGCAGCAAACACTTTCTTTAGACAAGAAGTTGGAGAAAGAATGCGAACTGACATAGCGACTTCTCTTTTAAAGGGAGAAGTTCCGAAAGAAGCTTTTATTTATATGAGTTCAGCTCCAAATATACGTCAATTAGAACGTATAATGGGGAAATCCGAAACTGCTAAAGAAGTCATGAGCAGCTTAAAAAGAGCTAAATTAGAGCAAGTTCTTGTTTCTAATATATTAGATGCTTCAGGAACAATCACATATGGAAATCTAAGTAATTTGTTCAACAAATCGCCTGAAAAACAGGCGTTACTTAAACAGTTGTTAGGAGGTCAGTATGCTGGCATGAAAAGGCTTGCAAACATATCTCAAGAATTCTCTGCTGCTGGTAAAGAATTCGGTAACTCAAGTAAAACAACCTTCTCTTCTAGAGATGCGACTGGTTTTATGGATATAGTTAAACTTGTGACAAGTACTGTAGCTACTGTTGCGGGATCGGCTTATTATCATGGATTTAGTCCCACCATGATTGCGGAGCCTTTAGCTATACGCGGTTTGTCCTATATTGCCTCTGATAAGAAAATAGTTAATACTGCTATAAAATACGCTGAAGCATCTATGAACAAAAGATCAAAAGAAAAAGAAATATGGGCTAAGCGTCTTACAAATCTCACGAGTAGGTATTTGAAGCATCAATGGAATGACATCCAGAAGTATCCACAAGCTAGCAGTGTTTTTTCTCAAAAATATAGAGATGATATGAAAAAAGATAAACAAACAGGGATATATAATGAAAAAGAAAAATCCCTTCAGTAATTTTCAACAGTTGGTTAAAAAAAATCGCACATTCTTGCTTATTTCCACTCATATTATTGTTTATTTCTTATCTCAACGCGAAGATTTGCTTAAAGCATATGATTTATTCATTTTGTTTGAAATAATGGCAATTTTAGAAGCTCTATACATAATTTTTAATATTTTTAAAAAATTTTTGGAGACATTTTTATCTGTCACAGCTATGGCTTAGCTAAATTTTTTGTCATACCATTCGAGTAATGAATCCATCATAGGGCCTATAATTGTGCAGAATATTATGGGCATTGTTAGCATCATTCCCAAACCACCTATATATGTCATAACTATATTCAATATGCCTGTCGCAATTTGCCAAAAAACTATAGCTATCAATATAAATACAGGTATTGAAAATAATCGAGGCCATTTCTTGTGGTTTTTGTTTAGTATCTTTTCCATGTTTATATCTCCTATAATTTGTTTCGTCTTTTTTTTATTATATGTTCTGTTAATTTAAAAGTTGCTATGTACGCTAATGTCATTATTGGTGTGTGCTTCTTAAAACTCACTCCCATTAACATTAAGATAAAAACTATCGACATAAAAATTGTTAATGTAATTATGAATATGTAACAAGAATCTTTAACTTTATCCCAATTTATTTTCATCTGCTCTCCTAAACCGATATCGGTTAGGACGAAACCGAATTCGTCCTATTATATACCGACTTATGCTAAAATATTCTCTGCAATTTCAATAAAATTTCATTCATATTTTTAACATCAATTTTAAGCTTTTGCAATGATTTTAGGTGTGACACGTTGACACTGTCTAATACTTCAAGAACTTTCTTACCTTTTTCTGTAAGAACAAGATAAACAGCACGCTTATCTTCTTTGTCTGGCAATTTATCTATATATCCTTTTTTCTCTAAATCTATTGTGCTGTAGGTTATGTTTGTTCCAAGATAATACCCAAAATCACCTGAATCTTTAATGTTCTTTGGGTTACCCTCTATGTTTCTCAACAATAAAGCTTGCATAGGTTTTATATTTTTAATTCTATTGTTTCTTAAATTAAGTAGAATATCTTCTAAAAACAATTTGTTTAATTTATTTATAATTAATGTGAATTCATTAAAACCACCATCCATTATTCATTCTCCTCAAATTTAGATATTGTCGTAATTCCTGTCTTATATATCATTTGGCTTCCGCCTCTTTTTTTGCTAAGCAAAATAGTATGATCATCTGACCCGAGAATTTTACCTAAAAGCCTTGTCCCTCCAAATAAATGAACTTGAACTAAGCTGGCATTCGCCTGTATGCAATCTATGAAAGTTTGTTCGCTGTGTTCGCAATCATGCATATCAAAATCTTGTTCATTCTTCAATCTCAACGTTCCACCATTATAATTTCCATTACCCATTACCATTTACTAAACTCCTTGATTAAATAACTTATCTAAATGAATCTTCCTAAGCCAACTAGTTGCTTGCTCCACTGTGAATCCTAACTTTATTAGGTCAACAACTTTATGCTCTTCGGTGTCATAGGAAGTATTCAATAATTCTCTGTGTACTTTATTTTTTTTCAATAAAGAATCTTGCTGTTTCTGTTTCATAGCACAATTTAATTCCACTTATATTTTCTCTAGCTAGCCAGTAAAGCGTCGCTCTTACACAGTTTATTGAGACATAAGGTTTTTTTGTATTATAGGTTTTCAACTTAGCATAAACTGCCTGACAAACCAACTTTTCACCTCTATGTTTGTTTAAAATATCGATAATTGCGTCTTTATTACTATACCTGAATGGGTTCTTTTCAGTTTTGATCTTTTCTAATTCATTGGCAATATTTTCTATTCTCTTACAGAATATTTCTGTGTCTTTAATTTTTCCTTTTCTAGATGCTTCAGCGTATTTAGCGGCTGCATTAACCATTTTCTTATCAGAAGGCATTGATTCATATGATGAAAGCCTCTCTTCCAAATTTGCTACTTTATCACCCAAATTCACTATCATATTACTTAATATATTTACTCTGTCGAATACAGTTTCGACATCTTTTGACACGCGATCAAATGATTTCTCAGCACTTTTATGAGTAAAAAATCTTTTCTCTAAAAACTTTATAATAAAATTCATTTACTTCTTCCCTATATTTGAAAATTCAACAATATTCTTGTGCAAAGCAACCTTGCCCGCTCTTGCCTTATTACGTTTACGACATTTGTTTAATGCAACTATTCTTAATTAAGCGATTTCCTTAAAGAGCATATCAACATTGCCTAAATTAATAATCTCAGCTTTACGGTACTTATTATCATTCCTGATAACATAGTCTAAAGCTGGAAGGTCTCCTATTTTAAGGTCTCCATACTCAGCTGTGCTTTTTAAGCCTATGATCTCCCCATGTGTAAGATCAAATTTAATAAACTCGTTTTGATTGAAAGTTTCTTCTATCTCCTCTCTCATTGTAAAGAGAAGCCTAACCACGTCGTTCCTTTGGATAGGGTGCATGTTTTCCATGCCAGGTATATCCAATACTTTTAATTCGTCATTAATCATTTCTTACTAACCTTTTTAGTTTTGTTAAAATGCTCTTTAGCTTCCAATATCCTTATTCGCTCATCAAGTTGCTTCACTAAAAGATATAGTTTTTGTTGACTATCAGTTAATTTTTTACCCAATCTTTCTTCTGATTTTTCAAGCGAAAGGATAATCTCAGTTACTGTTTCTCTTTTCATCTCCATCAACTCCCTGCGAGGCTGAATTTCTAATTCATGCAATCTCGAATTAATATCTTTTAAAGTGCAATCTGAACGGTTACTAAATAATCCCATTTTATTTTCTCCTAAATAATTCAATTTCTCTTTTTCTACGCGTGATTAGACCATCTACCGGTACTAACACTTTCTTTTCAATCCCTGTCACGGGATCAACTGCATATTTGCTAACGTTAATCCATTTTGCCCAAGGCACTGTGGCTTCTTCAAAATGCCCTAGCTTCAGATTCGTATAAACAGTTGACTTGGAAAAATTAGTTTCCCCAATGTTAAAGAGGAAAATAACCACGGCATCAAACTGGTTTTGCGTCAATTCTGCTGGGATGTAATAATTAATGAAATTTTCAAACGGCTTAGCATCTTCCATCATAATCATTATGGCCGTACCTTTTGTTATAGTGTCAAACTTCTCACCAGTTTTGATCTTATGACCGAAACCAATTGATAAATGGCCACCACTACACCTGTATGGTTTGCTCTCAAACCCCTCCATGTCCATTAACAATGCTTGCCCTGCGTTTGAAAATTTCATATTTTTTTTCATAATTATCTCATCATTTCGCAAAATTGACCTATTTCGTTTGGGCCGCAACACTCAAACAACATATAATACATTAATCCTACTGCTAGCGTTACCGCAGCTCCCGTTAAATAATTTACTTTCAAAACGGCACCTCATCATTAAGCGTTTTTATTCCAGAGAGCGCTAGAATAGCCGCTGTCTTTTCTGGGTCATGGGATTGTTGGGGTGTTACATTCTGCCCTACAGCTTGAGCGTCCTCTTTCTTGGTTCCTTCCAGTACCATTCGAACTGTATTAGCATACCTCTTGCCATCTTTTTTGCTGATACTGCCCTTGATAAGAATATTAGCAATCTTATAAAGGAAGTTATCCTCTGTCGGCTGATCGCCTTCTTTCAAGCCGCCAATTTCTACACAAAATCGACTAAAATTGTTTATGGCAATGTAGCGCACCTTTGAATCTTCATGCTCTACGCTGAATCTTTCTTGATGAGTCGCGCCTTCATAGTCGCCAGGGGTCAATATTTTCCATTTGACTATATGATAATTCCCGTAATTGCTTCTAACATACTCAATATGGTCAACCTGCGCTCGGTATTCGCCGTCTGGCAATTCTTGAAATTCTTCAACTTTTTGTACTGTAAAATTTAATGACATTTTTTAATTCCTTTAGTTATTGTAAAAATTCAATATATTTGTTGTTACCTGCTCCCAATCCATAGGCATTTTTGCCGGTAGATTAAAAACGTTCTTTCCGTAATATGTCGGTTCTCCTCTTGTATGCAAAACCCTCCTTTCAATACTTTTTGCTTTCCTTTTCCCAAATCCTACGCCCTTTTCATCTTCAAGAATGACATCTTTCATTGCCAAGAAAATGAATTGAACCCAGTTACAAAAACCAGTGCGCATCTCTTCGTTTATTCGCATGTCGTAACGGTCATATCCTTCGGTCATAGGGTTGTTGGCTAACTTTACCTTCCAATGAGCTGTAAACAGAATGCTCATGCCCTTAGAATTGCTTAAAGCCTCTAGCTTGGCAACCAAGTCTTTAATATGTTTAGCCCATATACCTGAACTTTTACCGTAGCTTAAATCTTTGTCGCTATACTTCTTCCCAATATATTCCCCAAGGAATGTCTGCAAAGAGTCGAGAGAATCAATAATAAGACTTTTATAACCATGATCTTGGGTTTGCAATACATTCAGCAGATCGTTAAAATCGTCAAGTGATGTTACTCGGCACTTGGGAGCATCTATGTGACCGCAGTTCCCCTCCATGTCTACAATAATCGGGCTCCTGGCTGTAGAAAGAAGCGTTGTCTTCCCAACTCCGTTGTCTCCATAAACAATTCCCTTTAATGGGGATACTCTTTTGCCACCGGCAATTTCAAACCCCTTGAATATTAAACCTTTTTTAATTTCATTATTCATTTCCGTCATTTTTTCCATGTATCTTATCCTTTATCGTTTCGTCTTCATCGTAAATGCTTTTGCCAATTTGCTTAATTGTATTGCGTATATTAACCGGGAACATCCACTTACCATCATCCATAAGGACATTTAGATTTAAATCCCGCTCTCTCTGGCACTCCTCAGCCCACCATTCGCTAGTGCCGTCCATATATTAGAACCACTTGCTAGAAAGGTGCTCAACGGCCATCCTGAAGCCTTCATTTAAAATTGTCTCTACGCCCTGCTTCCTTTTTGCTTCGTCCCTGTAATATATAGTCAACATTTTACCATGCTTAATTGCCATTATATCTTTGTTGAAATATGCCTTCTTATTGGGGTCTTGGTTAAAGTCTCTTACAATATCCATAAAGTGCGAATCCTCAACATCCCTAATCGTCATATCGCTTTTTTCGTATAATTCAATTACATAGTACATACTAACCTCTATCTTATATTTTTAATCCTGTTAGCATCATATTTAATTTCATTTATAATTACATCTATTCTTTTTTTGTCTAAGTTGCTGCAATTTTGCAACACCTTTTTATTTACCAATTCAGAGTATAGCCTTTCGGTTTTTTCGTAAATGCTTTTGCCAATTGTGTTTTCTAAAGATGCTATCGCTACCATTCTTATCTCCATTAACTGTTCATCCACTTACAACTACAATATATTGCACACAAAGAAGGTTGTCAACAAAAATAATTAAATATGTTATAATATTTTTTTATATTAATTTTTCACAGGAAATAAAACGATGCTTTCATTTATCACAGACTCTTGGGGAAAAATTTCAGCAATCATAGCGAGTATTTTTTTGATAATTTATACCTATCTTGTTAAAAAAAATGCTAGACTGGATGTGCAGAACGAATCTTTAAAGAAAGAGATAGAAGACATAAAATATGACGCAGACAAAATTATTACGATCCAAAAGAAACAAGCAAAGATTGCGAGTGCTCCCATGCCTTCTCGTGATGATCTATACGGTAAGCTGCTCGACATATCAGTCAGAACAGAAACCAAACATTGATAATCTGATTATCAAGTCATTGCCTGAATTTCCCAAGCCTCATGAAGATATGATTCAGGAGCTCAAAGATGCTTGCCCTGATAACAAGTGTATAGCCCTGCATAACTGGCTATGGAAATTAATTGTCCTTGAAAAACAAATGGCTCTTTATAAAATTGACCAATAACCTTGCGAAACTCCTGATTCCCTATAAAACCATAAGCTACGCTTCGTTGAAAGATGAACAGCAGATGTGTGTAGAATTTGCGAACCACTTAAGGCAGTTAACGTTATCTGGTAAGTTCCCATATGTTTGGTTCCACGTAGCTAATGAGTTTTTGCCCTCTGCGCGTCCTAACTATAGCTTTGATTTAAAGCAAAAGCATATGGGGAAGGTTTCTGGCATTTCAGATTATTGCTTCATGAGTCCTAATGATTGTTTCTTTATAGAATTCAAAACTGCTTCTGGTAGGCAAACAGATAACCAGAAGATGTTTGAAGGATGGTGCGACCTTAAGAAGGTGCCATATTATATATGCAGGAGCGCGAAAGAGGGGATTGATTTGGTTGAAGGTAGACTCAAATCACTTTAAGCAGCAGATTGCAGGAGTGGTGTAAGCGGAGAAGATCATTAACGTTAAGGAGATTTAATCCTACGTATCTCCGCTTACAATATTTGTGTAACAAATCAAAAAGTATATGTCAACCGTAAAGATGTCGTGCTAATCACAGGGTCAATCTTTGCTGCTTGGTCTGCAACCTGATAACTGATTGTTTGAGATGTGTTAACGGTATGATCAATGCCAATTCCCCAGTTGTTATTCAATTTATGATCTGCGCCGAAACCATAAACAGAACCATAGGAATTTGTTTTGATCAAACTTGCGTAGTTACCGGCAAAAGGGTTATGACCTTGGTGGCTTAATCTCCACTGGGACTTAAACACACCTGCTTTTGCGTATAACATAAGGTCGTTAACGGAAACGCCTAATTTGAATACTCCGCTTAATGAGTATTTTGTTTGAGCTGTCATCTTCTCTTGAAAATTTACCCCGTGAACTTGGCTTAAAAGCACGCTGGAATTATTAGATGCAATGTTTGCTTCCAATCCCATGAAAAGAGGCGTTCCTGTAATCAAGTGGTTAAATCCTACAAATGCCCCTGCGCCTCCGCTATTCTTGCCAGAGTTCGAAGAATAGTTTAATCCGTTAAGAGCTGTTCTGTTGACGTCGGCTTGTGCGTTAACATTGCCTAACGAAATTCCTGCATACAGACCGTCAGATGCAACAGCTGTAGAAGCGAAAACCACCATTGCAGCAAGTGCTAATTTACTCATTTTTATCATTTTCAGTTCTCCTTGTTGATTTTTTAGTACGTTCGACCCTATTGTTTTCAATATAATCAGCAACTCTTCTTATATTCAACAAATCAAGATCAACCTTTAATTCGTATCTATTGGCATGATTATTGCATAATTCTACAATCTTTTCACGATAATAAAAAGGATCACTTGCAATTATCTCTTTTTCTTTTTTCGGGAAGTATCCATAAGCATACAAAAGAATGTCGGGTTTTATCTCTAGGGCTCGAGCGATTGCCAAGACATTTTCCGGAGACGGGTTTAATGTGCCGTGCTCTTTTCTATGAATTCCGTGTATTTGTTTTCCGTTTTGATAGGTTAGCTTTTCGATTGGTATGCCCAATACATTCCTAAATATTTTCATGATAGGCTTGTATTTCTTAATTTTAATATCTTCCATAATTTATTTGTTCCTTGATTGTTTAATAGACAGAAAATAATGTCATGAAAACAATTGCACGTCAAGAAGATTATTTTTATAAATGCAAAAAAACGGTCTATTAATCGGCATGTTTTCCATGCAATAAAATATTATTATCTGATAATGTTACTATTCTGTTATGAAAGGTCATGTCCTATGGCTCTCCCTCGGCACGCTATCCACCCTAGGTGCGACACAGTGTCTTCTGTTAATTCAGTGTCCGCTATCAAAGGTGTACTCTCCCAAATAAGGAAATCGCCCGCACAGATGCAATCATCATTTTTCAAATACAATATGGCTATCCACAATACACTAAAGTCCAAGTCTGCGGCTTTGTTGTTTTCAGCTTTAGAATATCGTTTCCAAAAAATGCCTCATGGATTTTATAAGTTCATAGCTCCTTGTGAGAATTCATTCTATCGCAAAGGAGATAGTCTGTCGGAAGAGCTTGGAGTTGGTCGCAGAACGATCCATAGAGCTTTGCAATCTATTTGCACCTCATATGAAAGCAAAAATATTTACTATCAAGCATTAGGTGAATTAGGTGAATTAGGTGCATTCCAAGGGAAACCTTACTTGAGTTATCGTGACAACAAAACAGGCCAAACTTTCTATTTGAGAGATTATAAAGCTGTAAATTCAGTTCTTAACGGTACGTATAAAAGTGACATATATGTCACAAAATGTCCCATGCTGCGTGAGACAAAAATGTCCCATGCTGCGCGAGACAAAATGTCCCATGCTGCGCGAGACAAAATGTCCCATGCAGACCCCGTGGAACCCGCAGCCAGCAACGCTGAGAACACCCTCTCAGAGAAGACTTTACAAAGAATACCTATCTCTCTATCTCTTTCAAACGACAATTCGCCCCAGGCAGAACAGCCTAAGGAGGAGAGTGAAATTTTAGTTTTGGTGGAACAGCCGCGGGTCACAATCTCAACCATTGATCAAATGCTTGTTATTTGGAAGAAGACAGTTTGTCTGGATGGTGAGCCAACCCCCAAGAAGGGGACTGTGGATAACCTTGCTAAGGCATTCATTGAGGTGTTTTCCGAATCTTTAACGAAGTGGGGAGAATTTTGTAAACTGGTAGCTTCCTCAAAATATCTGATGGGTGAGACAACCCAGCAATTTAAACTTAACCTGGCTTGGGTTGCTAAGCCTGAAACCATTGATAAGATCATTAACGGCCATTTTACGACTGGAGATAAAACTAACGTGATTTACTACGAACTTGACCAAATTTCAGACCCTAACCCCGTTGTTTTAAAATTCAAGCATGCTTGTTTGGATAAGTTCGGGAAAGGTCGCTACATCAGCTGGATGAAGAATATGCGCATAACTTTGAACGAGAACAAAGAGATTGTTTGCGTAGCCCCTACCTCGTTTCACGCAAAGTATGTTGGTGACAATGACCCACTCGGGTTTAGTTATTTTGTTGATCAATTACCAATCGCAGCAATTGTGTTTAAAGAACCTAACGGCAATGTTGTGGGTAAGATAGCGTCTAGGAATGCAAATTAGAGCCGCCTAGGGGTCGTTGGAGTGTTTATTGAGGACTTATATATAAATTTCCTTAACGGGCACTCAGTGACGCTCTATGAGAATATTTTATAAATTAGATTTCTGATGTGGTTAATAATTTATTTCATTCTTTGTGCAATTTATTGTAGACAAGGAAGATAAGGTGTGTTAGTTTTGGTTGTGTGATCTAAAATATTAGAGGTGTGGGAATGGAATTTATTGAGTTAGTTAATAAGCGTTCAACAAAAATAGACATTAGGTTTCGTACCTATCTATCTGTTGGAAATAGACCAAATGACCGGTCGCGCTTGCGTCATAGATTTATATTTAATCTAGATTTGCTTAAAAAAATTGACGTTAAAGCTGGTGACCGTTTAATTGTCAATCATAATCTAGAAAACAAAATTGTCAAATTTACAAAGTCTAAGGGCGCTGATGGTTTTAAGATTGTTGGAATTGAAAAAAATAATTACGGACAGATGATTTTGAGACAATTTGTAGAAACAGATATTGGTACGATTCATATTGATCATTTTGAAATAGATGAGCCTAATTCATCTATTGTTGCTTATTTTTAGGAAGATGTGGGAATGACGAAAACAAAACCTGATTTAGCTCTTTTGACTGCTGCTTTGAAAGTTATGGTCGATTTTGAGTCTGATGTGAATAGAATTTCTGATCAGCCCATGGGTGATATAAGTATTGTTGTTAATGATATGAATCGTTTTTTTGCTAGTTTAAAAAATCATATTAATTCTTTTGACAACCAGTACGGCAAGAATAAAACAATAGAAGTATTTCAAATATTAACTGAAATATCATTCAATAAGCTTGAAAAAGATGTAATGGGAGTTAATTAGATATAGGACTATCGGGATGTGTAATACTATTAAGTTTAAAGTTGTTGAGTCGCCAATTAGAACCTATCGACGCAGGTGTTGTGATTGTGGAAAGTTCTTTTCCTCTACGATAGATCCAAATGATTCTGACATGGCGCGAGGTGAACATGTTTGCAATGTCTGCGCTGAGAACTATGATTCAGATTGTGATTGTTTATGTTGTTATTGGACATTTTAACAGAGGATGAGTTAGATGGATAAAGAAAAATTACGTGAAGCAATGATTCAAGCTATGCCTGATTCCGTACCCAGTCATATAAAAGCAGATATTGCTAATATTATGCTGAAAGTCATAAATGCTGTGGAGGGTGAGTCAACTATGGGTATCGTGATAGCTCTAGATGTTCTGAAAGACATGTTCCAGGATACTTTTGTTGAAACTGTGAAAGATAAGTTTGGTGAAGACTCTGAGCTTCATAAAAAGGCAAAAGAAGCAGTATTAATGTCATCAGATACTTCGGGAACTATTCATTGAGTATTCGTGACAAGTTAATATTATTTATCTCTCTGTTCATATTGGGCTTGTTAGCTAACTATTTATGGGGAGATAATAACGTTATAGAAGAAATAGCAGAAGATATATTGAAGCAACAATATGGGTTAGATGTGGAATTTAGTGGAGTAAGGTAAATGGGTGTAATAGATACAATAGTTAACAATGTAAAAAAACTTGATAAAGAAAGAGCCGATCTATTTCAGGCTTGTAAAGATGGATATGTGAGTATATTTCGAGACGATAAATATACTACGGTTAAATTTTCTTATCGTGGAATTTCTTATGACAATTCTAAGGGGATATTTTCTGAAAAGGGTTTAGAGATTCATCATCATATGGTTTTTCATAGTGACATTATTTGTGTAACTGTTGATGAATTGATTGAGCATGGCGCAAAGGATAAGAGATAATGACACCGACAAAAGTTGGTAAGGTAATGGATATTACGAAAAATTTGTTTGATATGACTGAAGAAGATTTCGCTTCAGCTGCAACAATTGCGATAGGTTTTAGGCTACATCAAATTTGTGAGCATTATACAAAAGATGAATTAATGAAAGAGCGAAGTATATTTGTCTTTTATATGGGTTCAATTATGGAAAAATCACCTTTTCAACCTATAGCAGCATTGGAATGTGGAATCTTCTTTGAAAAAAGAGGTGAAGAGCCTGTGTCTTGGATTGATTTTGAATTATTTGGTCATTTGTACAATCATGGGTACCATGACAAAGAATTCAAACAAAAGATTGATCGGTTTAAAGAAATTGGTCAAAAAATATTCATGGATAATGATAAATTAACAAAACTTGATATTATTAAAGTAGAAAAGGAGATACAGAATGACACCGATTAAATTAGAAACAAATGTTAGTATGTTTCTTTCGCCTGTGATTGCTAAGGGGAAGTAATCATATATGGGTGAGGTTATAAAGACTAAGGCTGGTGAGACTAGACAACATGATTCATGTATTGCTAATATTCCAGTTAATACTATTTTAGCAACTGTTAATAAGTGGAAGAATAAAGCATGAGATTTAAGTCAGGTGATGAATGGACTGGCAATAGAAACGGTAGACCTAAAGGTCCAGATATTAGAGCTAGATTTACTAAGGAAATAGTATCTGAGCATACCGAGACATTAGCAAAAGTATTGAGAGATTTAGGCGAACTAGCTAAGACTCAAGATAGATGGGCAGTTGAAAAGTATGTTCATTATTTATTGCCTTATTTATTAGTTAAGCCTAAGACAGAAGTTGATATAAGCAGTGTTGATAATGTTGTGTCAGAAACTACAGAGGTAATGGCTAGGTTGTCACCTGATAAGATAACAGAGATAGGGAAGATTCTTTATGGGAAAGATTAAAGAAGATGAGCTTAATAGCTAGATTATTTAGATTTATATTTATTTCCTTTATTGCTGGCGGCGCTTTTCTAATGCTTTATCCTGCAATTTGCCATCTTATCAGGAGTGGTCTTATTTATCATCTGCCGATGCCGATTTTAGGATTAATAACTGTTTCGGTGGGTCTTGTGGGGTTCTCTTTTGTAGAAATATTTATGGATGATGAGGGATTTATGTGGGTGCCACTTCCGTTGCCTCCATTGCCAGGAGATGAAGATAATGCCATTTAAAGACACAGGCGAAGGCGTGACTTGTTATCTTGATGAGAATGGTGATGTAGTCGATCCTCTTGAAGGTGAGTCACTAGAGAGGTGGAGAGAATGGCAGAGAGCTATTATGAATGAGTCAGCAGATGAGATTAGAGAAAGGTTGGGGATAGGGTGATGAGGACATTTTTTGCAATTGTATCTTTAATCTGCGTTTTAGGTGGGATCGCTTTTCTCGTTGCTGGGTTACTTTTCCTTATATGGGAATTAGTTGGTTCTACTGGTCAAGTTGGATTCGGTTTAGTATTAGTTGGTTTCCTTTTTTGTGTTGTAGGTTCCTTATTTGATAAAGGTTTTTGACAAGTCATTATCTCTAGCAGCATAATCATACCTGTCGTATTAGTTGCAGGTTCATTAGCTTGGTTTATTATAAAAATGATAAGGATATCGGATGAGTGAAGAGTTAACGGATGATGTAATACGCGTTATGGACTACTGTCACCCTGATAAAGTTACTGTGTGGAAGGCTGATTGGAATCCAGACATTCATATTTTTGAAAAGCCTCATTATCATTGGTACTGGAAGCTTAGCTATGCAGATAAGCAATTGTATTTACATTTAGGCGAAGCATCATTTTTACATCACAAACATATTATCTCTAAAGCATTAAAAAAATCACGAAATAACTTTACATCTTAGGTACAATATATTACACTACAAGCAGATAAACAAATTATATGTGAGGATTAAATGAGCGATAGTATTGAGAATGATGAGAAGTTTAGAAAGCTTGTGCAGAGACTTTTTTATGAGCGTGAGCAGGTTCGTACTTCTAGGGAAGTTATATGGGATTTAAATAATTGCGGTCTTCTTGATAAGAATATTGCCGTTAAATTAGAAGATATTAATCGTGATGTGAAAGTAAAGTCTGAAACTACATTAAAGCACATATTCAAATACATTGACCGACGTGTTGAGCGTGCCGTGGCTCAAGAGCGTAAGGTGCAACAGGTTGATAAGTTAAAGGAATTATATGAAAAGTTTGATGAAGACCGCAAAGAAAGGCTTAGGATAGACCGTAACGGCAACTGTGTTTTCAATTTTAAAGAACTTCCTTTGTGTCTTTTCGATGACTTAAATCGTCTTTTGATTCAAGAAATATTAAGGATTGATCCTGCTCTTTTGATGATAAAAGACCATTCTATAGGTTTTGAGGGTTTAATTTATGAAAGTTTAATGGAACTTGAAGAAAGAACTATTGTGGTTTTTTTCCGTTTTGATGGAATGCGTTTAGAGCTTCGATTTAAATCGGATAATGGATTAATTGAAATCAATCTTCCAGAAATAGCCAAATACTTTTCAGATGAAGTTAACAAAATAGCACGTGGAAAATATGTACCAAAATAATATTGTGAAAATTAATTTTAAAGATCTGGATTCATTTGATTGGAATGGTTTGGGATCAGAGATTAACAATCTTGCTAAAAGAAAGTATCCTTTAATGTTTACGCTTGAAAAGGCACATATGTGGACTGTAAGGGAAATATCTTTTAAGGGGTCTGTCGTTGAATTTTCTTTATTATTTTTCTTTAAATTAAATGAAGAGACTTATCAAGTCGCAGTTCCGAGTATTTATCAATGGGTAA